ATGGCGAAAGAACGCATCAACCGCGAACTGATCCGGCGGCTCGAAGCCGAACGGCAAGCGACCATCAAGGCAGGCGGTACGCCCCCCGCGCTGCGCGAGATCTACGATGACCAGCTGACCGGCTTCGGAGTCCGCATCCGCGCGAACGGCACGCTGTCGTTTCTGTACCGCTGGACCGCGCCGGAAGGCCAGCAGAAGAAGACCATCGGCCGCCCGCCGATGAAGGTCGAGGAAGCGCGCGAAGCCGTGCGCGCGTTCATCACCCGCACCGACCACAAGGCCGATACGATGCCAGCGCGCGTCGCGAAGCACGAGCGGCGCGTCGCCGATCAGAAGAACGTCGGGATGCCGACCGTGGGCGACTATCTCGATGGCGACTATCGGACCTATTGGCTCGGCACGACCAGGAGCGAGACGCCCGAGACCAACCTGAAAAATATCCGGCGCGACTTCCCCGACCTGATGGACGTACGGCTCGATGAAGTCAAGCGGCCGATGATGAAAAAATGGATCGAGAAGCGGATCGCGGACGGCTGCAAGCCTGCTGGTATCAACCGTGTGCTCGGGTCGATCGGCGGACTGTTCTCGCACGCCGTAGAGCACGAGATCGTATCGGCCAACCCGTGCGCGAAGTTGCGATGCAAGGTCGATCCTGATGAGGACGAGCACGGCCGCGAACTGACGACCGACGAAGAACAGCGACTGCGCATCGTACTCGATGCACGCGAGACGCGTATCCGTGAAGAAGCGGCGGCGCGTCATGACGGCCGCAAGCTCGCCGCGGTGCCTGGCGAATATCACGCGTATGTCGACCACGTGAAGCCCGCGATCCTGCTGGCGCTCAATACCGGGATGCGACGCTCTGAACTGCTGCGCGCCCGCTGGACCGCAGTGAACTGGAATGCGAAGACGATCACGATTGAACCGTGGACTTCGAAGGTCAAGCGCTCGCGCGTGATCCCGCTCAACGCGGAAGCGCTCGCGATCCTGAAGGCGTGGCGCCGTCAGACCAAGTTCGAATTCATCTTCACGAACGAGATCGGCGAGCGGCTGCGCGAGGTGCGCGAGTGGAACGCGATCAAGCGCGAGGCAGAGGTCACGGACTTCCGTTTCATGGATACACGTCATCACGCGGCCACGCGCATGATTAACGAAGGCGCATCGCAGTACCACGTCCAGAAAATTCTCGGCCACTCGGACAGCCGCATGACGCAGCGTTACATGAAGGCGCGCGATGCGAAGCTGGCGGAAGCGGTCGCGCTGCTCGACCGTCCCCGTACACCGGAGACCGCCGACGACAGCGCGGAAGCCGCATAAGAGAAGTTGCGGTTGCTACGAAGGCTCGTCATTTGACGGGCTTTTTTGTCGCCGCAGGCCTTTCCGCTGGCGGCGCGATCTGATGCGTGTGCGCCTTTTCCCACTCGTTCGCGGCTGCTTGCGTGATACGGATCACGCGCGCACCGATGCGAACCTCTGCGGGTCCTTCACCACGGTCGCGCAGCCGGAAGTACCACGCTTTCGTGATGCCGTATCGCTCGCAGAACTGGTCAACCGACAGATAATCAGGCGGCGGTGCCGGCTTGCTATTCGTCTGACTGGTCATCATCATCTTCCCTCGCAATAAGCTCCGCGAGCGTATCCAAACAAACCTCGCACAGTCCGCTGATCTGCGTCTCGATCCAGCCCGCTTCGCTGTACACGTTCGCATCACTGAACGGCTCGCCGCAGCACACGCAACGCGTGCGCGGCGCGCGCTCTGATGTCAGTACGATCACCACCTCGACGGGTCGATACATGCCGGGTCTCCCCATGTGCAGACTCCGCACAGCGAGCCCGCGTAAACGACCTTGCCCTTCAGTACGCCCGTCACGACCGGCGACTGGCCGCAGATCGCGCACTGGCGCCCGTAGTCCGGTACCCAGTCGTCCACCACGACCGTATCGACGGGTGACGCCTGAATATCGGGCTGGCTCGAAAACTTCATGCGCCGCTTCGCGTTCCTCGATGACATGCGATCCTCCTAGCCGCACTCGGCTGACATGATCCAGCGGACCATGCGAACGATGCCCGCGACCGCGCCCGTCATTACGAGCGCGAAGACCGCGAGGAACAGCGCGACGAACATGGCCGCGAAGACCTTGGCGCTCGGCGCAAGCGACTGGCGCGGGATACGTGGCCGGTCATTCATCGTCCTCACCTTCGGCATCGACATCGACCGCACCGCTTGAATCGAGCGTGGCCGGGATCTCGTGCTTCAGCAGCCCGACGAGCTTTGCCGTTTCCTCGGGGTTCGGCAGTATCTGCGCGCGCGCGACGCACGCACAGGTTCCGCCTTCCATTGCGGTGATCGCCAGCTTGCCGAAGGTCGCTTCGGCAAAGAGCAGATCGCCTTTCGCGCCGCGCCCGTTGCCCGTGTGCAGATGCAGACCCACGGGAGCGAATTCGCCCGACCAGCGAAGCGTCCCCAACTGCGGGTTCTTCACGTGCGTCAAATGGTCCGCGTCCGGCCCGAGCAGATCAGGATCATCCGGTGCTTCGTAGAGCGAGGTTCGAAGCGTCGGACTCAACTTGTCCAGCGACCGGTTCGGCAGATCGAAGCCGAGCTTGATATCGACGGCCGTGCGTTCTTCGTCGCCATGCAGTTCAGTCCTGATGTTCAGATGCAGGATCTTCACGGGATGCTTGATGAATTCCAGCATGATTAGCGCTCCTTGCGCAGTGATCCGATAAAGGTCCCCGCTTCGCGGTAATAGCTATCCAGCAGGAGGATCGCGGCTTCGTCAGTCATATGAGCCAGTTCTTCGTCGACATCGAGCATCGACGTGAACCCGGCATAGAACGCCATGCGCATGTCGTAGAACTGCGCGGACGACGCATGGGGCGGAATGACCCGCTCGGCAAAATCGCGCCAGCGTTCGTCAATGGTTTTCATGATCGGCCCCTCCGTTGTCGAAGTCGGCTGCGAGCGTCGAATAGAGTTCGCCGAGTTCGGAGCGCAGCGCTTCATCACCGATCACGGACTTGATCAGGTCCGCCGCGAGATCGAGATCTTCCTTTGTCTGTGCCTTCTTCAGACGGTCCGCAACGTCCGCATACGTGTACTGCGGCTTTCCTTCTCTCTGCTGCGCCGCCGTGGCTTTCGGCTTCGCATCCTTCTTCGCCTTCATGCGTGACTTGACGGTCTCGGCACGCGAGCCGCCCGCCGGCTGCGTGACGTTCGCGGCGGGATCGTCGCCCATCTCGAACCATTCGGCGGGCGCGCTCATGCCGTCGCGCAGCGAGTTGTAGATCCGCTTGAGCGAGACCGCGAGCGCAGGTGTCAGCGCCGACATGTGACGCTGGATGCGCTTCTCGATCATCTCCTTCGTGACGCCATACGTCGCGAAGCGCTCGATCATCTGCGCGATCAGTTCATCCGTCACTTCGACCTTGGTCGCAAGCGTGGCTTCGCATTGCTTGACGGCCGCCTCGACGACATCACCGTCGATCAGCGCGAGGATGCAGGCACGCTTACGGCGCGCGCCATAGTTCGCGATCATCTCGTAGATGTCGCGCTCGTCGCTCAGGGCATAGCCGCCTTTCTTCGTATCGCGCCAGTGGCGCACGGTGAAGGTTCGCACGTCGCGATAGTTCGTCTCGTAGTCCCAGGCATAGGCCAGGCACTCAGACACACCATCGCGGCGTGAGATCTCCTTGACGCCGGCTTCCATGTTGCCCCACCGCTTCGCGAGTGTTTCCGCGAGCCGGATCGACGGACCGGTGATGTCGTTGCCACCGCGCGAGTACTGATACGTGGCTTCTTCGGCCAGCGTCGCGCGCATGCAGTCCTGAAGGATGCGATCCATCGCGCGGCGCGGGTCCCGCGGCTGCGCACGCGCGAACACGAGCGCCGCCTGGACTTCCGCGATGGCTTTCGACTGTTCGACCGCGATCAGGGCGCCCGCCGCGACAGCGGGCGCAGGTTCATTGCCGAACGGGTTCGGCGCGACGACATCATTCATTGCCCGGTCCTCCCTTGCTCGAATAGCGGAAGTCGGTATATGTCGCGGGCGCGACCTCGTAGCCTTTGCGCTCGATGATCTTGCGACGATACGAGCCGCCGTTCGGCAGCAGACCGATTGACGCGTTACCCATCATGTGCAGCAGGCGCGCGCGCACCGCGTCAGAACCCGCGTGCATCAGCTTTTCCTGTTCATCGAAGTCGAGCTTCGAGTAATGCAGCGCGACGGCTTCCGCCGGCAGCTTGATGGTCGCGCCGCTCGTCCCGCTATATATGCGCTTGAGCAGCGGGATCGCGGTCGGATGCTGGTAATCGAGCGGCGGCGCTTCGTTGCGCTCGATGTGCTGCCAGAACGTGGCTTCGCCTTCCTCGATCAGTTCGATCATCTCGATATCGCGCTCGACGTGATAGACCGCGAGCCGGTTCCCGCCAATACACGCAGCCAGATGCCACACGTCATAGCCCGAGACCGCGAGATAGTGCGCGCACTGCAGCATGTACTCGGGCGGGATCTCGTCCGAGCCGGGTTCGCCCCATTCACCAAAGCGATACGACAGCGCATCAACGTTCTTCGCTTCGAACCCTTCGCGCTTGCCGTCGATGGTGCGGTCGTAGTTCGCGAGCATGTACGCGTAGCGCGCGTGATGCGCGACACGGTGATGGCGGCGCAGCTTCACGCCATAGCGCTCCGCGAACTCGTCCGCAATGACCGCTTCCATACGCTGCCCAAAACGCATACGCTCGGCAGCATCGGGCGAAGCGATCTCGTCATCGAGCGCGCCCGTCTTTTCCTGATAAAGCTGGAACATCGTTTTATGTCGCGACTGCCCGAGAGCCGCCGCAGCATCGCTTCCACCAATACCGGTACGGCGTAGCTCAAGCCACGCGTCACGCGTCATGTTCATCGCACGTAGCTCCTGATAAATGGCGGCCGTTAAGCGCCGGTCGCCCTCGCGCGTCAAGCGGCCGTAACAGGCCGTTACACCTTTAACGGAAACCGCACATACCGTATAGACGCGAGATAGCGATGCGCGGCTCGGCGTAGCGATAGCGCTGTGTCCACCATTGCCTACGCAACGGTCTTGGGAGGGCTCGCAGGACGTGGCAATAGCTCATGGGAAGTTCATCACGCCGCCCTCGCGTGATCGCGGCAGACGGCGGGACATGCCGAATATGGCGACGCCTGTAATTCGCCCATGATTAGGCCCTCGTAATTTTGTTTTGTGTTGTTTCTCGTTTGCTCCGGTACATCGACAACCACGATGAATGACGATCCTAGTCACGCCGTTAATGCGTTTCAAACAGTTTTTAACGGGGCCGGATAATGCCGTGCAGTGCAGCATCGTTAATCCGGAACGCTTAAGCTAGTCTTTAGCTAGCATGTTTTGGCGGGAATTTTTACGCGACGGCTGCTTACAACCCTTGCGGAACAAGGGGCAAATATTACGAGCGGTCCGTAAAGGTTAGCCATCCTTAGGTCAATCTGGCTGTGTCACGTATGACGAAATTTTTGCGACGCGTCAGACAAGTAAGCAGGCTGCTATTTTTATAGGTGCTTTCCCGTATAGGGAAAGTCTTATCGCAGATGCAGCAAACAAGGGACGTGGTAACGCTTCTATATCCCGGTTTATTCCCATATATCGGCATACGCTTTAATGAACAGATATGCGCGCCTAAAAAAAGGCAATGAGATACGTTTAAAGGCGCTTCTCCCATTCCGGTCCTGTTTCGGTGCATTGCGATCAACGAATTTAAAGCCTACCGTTCCCCTTCGAATTGCCCTCTAATGCCGAAGCCTGACCGAGGGAACGGACATGCCACGCGCACGCACGCTCAAGTACGAGTTTTTCCGTAACGAAGCGCTCGGCTACATGCCGCCGTATGCGCGCCTGCTGTTCGCGGGTCTGTGGTGTCTCGCTGATCGCGAGGGCCGACTCGAGGATCGTCCCGTACGCATGAAGCTCGACCTGTTCGGCTACGACAGCAACGTGACGCCCGAGGTCATCGACGATCTTTTGGCACTGTTGGACGATGCCGACCTGATCCGCCGCTATCGCGTCGATGGCGTGCCGTATATCGCTGTCGTGAAGTGGTCGAAGCACCAGCATCCGCATCCGCGCGAGGTCGCGAGTGAGATCCCGGTACCGCCCAAGGACAGACCAAAGCATCGTCAAGGTCATACCCACGCAACGCCTAGGAATGGTCAAGGCGATGTCGAGGCAATGAACGGGTACGACCAAGGAAACGTCAAGGACATGTCGAGCCGGGCGGGATCTTCGGGATCTTCGGGATCTTCGGGATCTTCGGGATCTTCGGGATCTTCGGGATCTTCGGGATCTTCGGGATCTTCGGGATCTTCGGGANCGGGATCTTCGGGATCTTCGGGATCTTCGGGATCTTCGGGATCTTCGGGATCTTCGGGATCTTCGGGATCTTCGGGATCTTCGGGATCTTCGGGATCTTCGGGGCCTTCGGGGTCTTCGGGGTCTTCGGAGAACACCGAGGGTACTAGTGGGGATAGCGGTACGTCCACGCGCGCGCGCGCGAAGCACGAGCCCGATCCACACACACCGACTGGCCCCGCGTCGATCACCCTTGCGATGCGCAAGGCGAACGTCAGCGGTGCGCAGCCGTCGAATCCGCGGATTATCGCCCTGGCCGATGCAGGCGTGACGTCCGAGGTCGTAACCGACGCGTGCGACGAAGCGCACCGCGCGCATCCCGGCGAAGCGATCCCCGCGGGCTACGTGTGCTCGATCCTCGAACGCTGGCTGCGCGAGCCGCCGCCACGCGCGAATGGGCCGCCGGCATTTGACGAACGTTCGCGAGATCGCAAGCGGGCAATTGACGAGTTAACGGGTCGCGGACGCAAGTCGCGCGACATGAGCGAAGTGGTTGACGTGCAGGCGAAGGAGATCGGACATGAGCCGCGCCATCACTGACGCATGGATCGAAAAGCTGTTCGGACATATGGCCGCGCTGTGGGGTTCGCGCTTCGCGGACATGTGGCGTGACTGCGATCTCGACGAGGTCAAGGCGATGTGGCGCAAGGGGCTCGCGAACCAGAGCGACGAAGCGCTCAAGCGTGGCGTAGCTGCACTGTTCCACGCAAAGTACCCGCCGACCTTGCCCGAGTTCATCGCGCTATGCGAGCCGCCGCCCGCGATGCATCGGCCCGCCGGCCTCGCATTGACAGACGACTCGACGCGTACGCCATCGCCCGAAGCGCGCGCGCAGCTGGCCGCCATCGCAAAGCGGATCGGCATGCGCGAGCCCGGTATCGCGTGGGCGCGGCGCACGGTCGATGACGCGCAGAACGGCCGCGTGCTGCCGGGCAACCGGCTACAGGTCGCGCTCGATGCGCTTAGCACGTGGGAAGCCACGCATGGCGTAATGCGCGGACGCGAGCCCGGATGTGATGACGAAGACTTCGTTGCAGATGCAGCGATCACAGGAGTAAGCCATGAACTTCGAGAATGATCTGAGGACGCGCGCCGAAAAGCTTGTGCTGTGCGCGCTCATGCAGGACAACGGGTCGATCCGTCACATCGAGATGCTGAAACCACAGCACTTCTCGCACGACACGCACGGCCAGATCTTCCGTCACATCGTCAAGCTGATTGCGATGGGAGAACCGGCGGATGCGTGCAGCGTGTTCTCGTCGATGGACCGGCGCCGGCAATTGCGGCGCGCTGGTCTGTTCGGCTATCGCGTGCAGTACGTGACGGGCTTCGCGGACGGTACGTGTCCGGCCAGTCTGCTACTGGCGATCCTCGAATTCGTGGGCGATGCCTACGAGAACCGCGAAGCGCAGCAGAGCAGCCAGACGATCAATGACAACCCGCGCGCGATCCGGTTGATAGACCCGTTTCGCATCACGTTCGGAGTCTGATCATGCAGGCCGGACGCATACGCTATCGCCTCACGTTCGAGAAGCCCGTGAGACTGCTGGACGAAAGCGGCGAGGTGATCGTCGACCAGTGGGTCGAAGCGTTCACCATGTGGGGATCGCTCGAACCGCTAAACGGTCGCGAGTACATGAGTGCATCGGAGTTCCGCGCCGCTATCACGACGCGCGCACGCGTGCGCTGGCGCCGCGATCTCGATCCCGCGATGCGTATCCGCTGCGATGGCGTGACGTACGACATCGCCGCGATCATGCCCGTGATGGGTCTTCACAAGGAGGCGCAGATCCTGTGCCAGTCGGGTGTCGTGACAACGGGAGGACAGCCATGAGCGTCTATGTCGAACAGCACGTCGAAGGGCTCGCAGAGCTTGACCGCTTCCTCTCGACGCTGCCCGAGAACATCCAGCGCAAGATGCTCAACTCGGCATTACGCGCGGCGGGCAAGCCGGTGCTCGATCAGGCGAGGCAGAACATACGCTCGCTGTTCGGATCGAGCCCGCGCTATACGGGCACGCTCGAAGCGGGCATGGTCATCGCGAAGCAGCGCAACACGGGGCTCGCTGCGCGCGTGAACGTCAAGACGAGGAAGCCACGCGGGAACAAGACCAATCAGGTTATCAACGGCGTGAAGAAGCCGTACGGTAGCGATCCGTTCTATGGGCGCTTCCTTGAGAAAGACACATCGAAGATGCCCGCGCGACCGTTCCTTGGTCCTGCTGGCTATTCACGTCAGGGCGACGCAGGCCGCGCGCTCAATGTCGCACTCTCGAAACAGATCGCGCGATGGTGCAAGGCGAACGGCGTGAAGTACGTTCCGGGGGCCGTATGACTGATGCCGACCTCCTGATCATCCTCAATCAAGCCCTGCCAAACAGGGCTTTTTTAATGCTCGCGCCGCAGGGTCAGGCCGAACCCTATCTGATCTATCAGCGTATCTGGTGGGGACCGGAGAACAGTCTGTGCGGATACATGGAAGGCGACCACGTACGCTACCAGATCGACAGCTATGCGCGCACGCACAAGGAAGCGGTCGCGAACATGAACGCGGCGCTCGATGCGCTGCGCGCGAGTAGCGATCCGCCTAACGTCGAAAACGGCGGTGACCTGTACGAACAGGATACGAAGCTCCATCGCATCAGCATCAACATCATCACGTGGTTCGATCCACAAGGAGTAACGCCATGAAGAAGGCAATCAGCGCACAAGGCACGAAGATGTTTCTTGAGAACCCGGGCGCCGCGCCGATTGCGACGGGTCTGCTGACGGCGGGCAGCGCGTCCACGCCGTGTGTCGTGACGTTCGATGACGTCACGAAGATGGCGAACGGTGAACCGCTCTATATCACGGGCTCGGGCTGGGCGAGCATCGACGATCAGGAGTGGGTGATCCAGAACCTTGACAAGACTGCCAAGACCGCATCGCTTGCGAACAGCGATACGTCGAAAGAGACAACCGTATGGAACGCAGCGGCGAGCTATACGCTCAACGCATTCGCGGACGTCTGCGCGCAGTCCTATCAGATCAACCAGAACCCCGCGACGACCATCGACACGACCACGCTGTGTGATTCCGAGAAGACCTCGCTCGTGGGATTCCGCGATCCCGGCACGCTCACGTTCGACTTCTTCATCGACCCGACCGATCCCGACTATCTCGCGCTGCATGACGCGTATGACGATGGCGAGGAACGCATGTTCGAACTGATCTACAAGAACGGCGCGGTGCGTACCCTGCCCGTGATCGTGCAGTCGATCAACGAGACGGGCGGTGTTGATCAGGCGGTCCACGGTTCGGCCACGCTCAAGATCACGGGCGCGCCGATCCTCACGCAGCCCGGCAGCACAACGCCCCCGGTCTATACGCTGACGGTCGCTATCGCGCCGGCTTCAGGCGTCGCACCGCTCAGTGTCACTGCGACGATGACGGAATCGAATGGCACTGCGAGCCAGTTCCAGATTGATTGGGGCGACGCTACCGCCATTGATACCGTCACCGGCAGCCTGACGAAGACCCACGACTATGCGGCGGCCGGCAGCTATACGGCGTACGTGACCCCGACCGTGAACAGCACCGTACTCGCGCCCGTTGCGGGCACTCCCGTAACTGTCTCGTGAGGCGATCATGACCGACCTCTCCCAGCCCGTACGCGCATTCGATCTCACGCCATCGAGCGAGACCGTCGAGACCGAATGCTTTGGCGCAGTTACGATCAGCGATATCGGCGCGGACGGTATCGAGCGGATCGCGGCGCACATGCGCGAAGCGGGCCATACCGATGATCGCGAGATGGCCCGGCTGCTGCTGTGCGAATCCGCGACGGGTCCCAATGGCGAACGCTTCACGCCCGAAGGACTTGCGCATATGCCCGCGCGTGCGTTCCGCGACCGCATCAAGCTGCTGACGGCCGCGATGCGCGTCAACGGTCTGTCTCAGGTGGACGTGGAAAAAGCATGACCGCTCCCGTCACGCGCCTCGTCTTTGCAGTGGCAGCCCATCTGCATATGACGGCGGGAGCGGTCCGACAGACCATGACGGCGCATGAACTGATGTGCTGGGGCTACCTGTTCGCCGCGCCCGCGCGCGAACAGCAGCCCCTTGTCCTCACTGTCGAGGACGAGATCAACGCGTGGGAGTAACGCGCTATGGCTTCCGCTGGTTCCCTGATATTCGAGATCGCCGCCGATGTCTCGCGTCTGCGTCAGGACATGAAGCAGGCCAATGACGACATCAAGTCATCGCTTGAATCGATCCGCAAATCCACCGCCGCCGAAGCGGTCATGCACGGGGCCGAGTACGCATGGGAGTTCGCCAAGGGTTTCGCCGAAAAGATTCAGGCTGCGATCGATCAGGCCGACGCGATGGGCAAACTCGCGCAGCGTATCGGCACGACTACCGAGGCGCTATCCGGGCTGTCCTATGCCGCTGAATTCGCCGATGTCTCGACCGAGGATCTGACGACCGGCTTCAAGGCCCTGAACAAGGCGATGCTCGACGCGCGCGACCCGGCCAATGATTCGGCCGTCGCGATCAAGGCGCTCGGTCTCGACGTCAAGACCTTGCAGGCGGCGGACCCCGTCCAGGCATTTACGCAGATCGCGGAAGCGTTCTCGAAGTTTCAGGACGGCGCGGAGAAGGCGGCTGTCGCCACGCAACTGTTCGGCAAGCAGGGACAGGCGCTGATCCCGTTGCTGAACTCGGGTGCGGACGGTATCAAGCAGGCGGCGGACGAAGCCGAGCGCATGGGTCTGATCATCTCGCAGCAGACCGCCGACGCGATGAACGAACTCAATGACAACATCTCGCGCCTTGGCAAGGTAAGCGAAGGGTCCGCCGCCATCGTTGCACAGGAACTGGCTCCCGCGCTGATGGGACTGACACAGGCGATGGTCGACGGCCAGAAGGAAGGCGGCGGAATGCGCGCCGTCCTCGAATGGCTCGGCAAGGATCTCGCCCATCTGGTCGTCAACTTCACGTATGCGGCGGGCGTGGTCGGCAACTTCTTCAAGGAGGCACAGAGCGCGATTGGTGCCGTGAAGAAGTTCGTGAGCGGCGATATCGCGGGCGGCAAGCAGGCGTGGGCCGAGAGCGTCGCGGACTCACAGAAGCGGATGCAGGAACTCGACTTCAATATCCAGCAGACCCGCAACAAGATGGGCGACGGCTATCGCGAGATGGCGGCCGCGTGGGCGCAGGCCGACAAGAACTCCGGCTCCGCGACACAGGCTACGCTCAAGTACTCGGCGGGACTCGACAAGGCGGTCGAATCGCAGAAGAAAGCGAAGAAAGCCGTCGATGACTACGCGCAGATGCTTGGATCACTACAGGACCAGTATCGCAAGCTTGCCGCCGAAGGCGATCCGATGAAGGAACTGCTGGCCGATCCGAAGTACCTCAAGATGAACCAGCAGCAGCAGCAGACCCTTCGCGATGTCGTCCAGGCGATCAAGGACAAGACCGTCGCGCTCGATGCGCAGAAGCAGGCACAGGAGAACGCGCAGAGCGCGGACGACTTCGCGTACAAGACCGCTGCCGAAAACCTCAAGCAGCAGTACGACCAGATCGATGCGCTGTTCGCTTTCGGTGATGCACAGGCGCGCGCCGTCGATCCCACGATCCAGTACACCGATACGGTCACGCAGCTTAACGAAGCGCTCGCCGCCGGCGCGATTGATTCGGCGCACTACACACTCGCGATAAAGAAAGCGGGCGACGATCTCAAGGACGCGCAGGGCAAGACCGACCCGTGGCTCAAGCAACTCAAGTCGATACAGGATGCCATCGAGGGCTTCGGCAAAAAGTCATCCGATGCCTTTGTCGACTTCATCTTCAACACGAAGGATGCGAGCGTCTCGTTCAGCGAGATGGTGACGTCGATCCTCAAGGACATGGCGAAGATGCTCATGTACCAGAACGTGTTCCAGCCGCTGATGAAGATCGTCAGCGCGGGCGCGACGGGCGGCGGCTGGGACTGGTCATCGTTCCTTAGTGCACCCGGCCGCATGTCGGGCGGTCCCGTCTCGGCTGGGATGCTCTATCAGGTCAACGAGTTGCCCGGCCGCAGGGAGTTCTTTATCCCTAACGTGTCGGGCCGTATCGCGACTGATGCCGGCGTGCCGAGTGGTCCCAACGTACAGGTCAACGTGAACATGTACGGCCAGCGCGATGACAAGACCACGACCGACACGAGGGGCGACGAGCGCAACGCGGCCGAACTAGGCAAGCGTATCGCCACGGTCGTGCGTCAGGTCATCTCGACCGAGAAGCGCACAGGAGGACTGCTGTCGTCATGAGCACGCTACCTAAAGCCACGGGCGCGGTCTTCGACTGGTGCGTGACGTCCGCAAACTATGACCTTGAACCGAAGGTGATCAAGGCACAGTTTGGCGACGGCTACGCGCAGCGCAGACCGGCCGGCATCAATACGCAGGCGCACATGTGGTCCATCGAGATGCGCAACATCACCGCCGATATCTATGGCGATGTGGTCGCGTTCCTTCAGGCGCGCAACGGTGTCGATGTCTTTAACTGGACGCCGCCGCGCCAGAGCGTGACCGAGGACGTGATCTGTTCCTCATGGACCTTCAGTTACGGGGATCTGCTGGCCGATGGCTCGCGGCTGCTGAACCTCTCGATGAAGTTCGAACAGGTGCACGTATGAAGCTCAACGGTGCGATACAGGAACTTCAGCCCGGCGCGGTGATCCAGCTATTCGTGCTCGACCTCTCCCTTTATAACGTCCCGCCGGAAAACGAGATCACGCGCTTTCACGCGGGTACGAACGAGATCGGCGGCGATGTCGTATGGCAGGGCAACACGTACCAGCGCTTTCCCGTTCAGGCAACCGGCTTCGAGTTCAAGGGCGAAGGCACGCTGCCGCGTCCGCACTTCGCGGTCTCGAACGTGGGCGGGATCATCAGCGCGCTATGTCGCCAGTACAGCGATATGGTCGGTGCGCCCGTGACGCGCAAACGTACGCTCGCGCGCTACCTCGATGCGGTCAACTTCGCTGACGGCAATCCGCTCGCGGACCCCAACGAAGGCTTTCCCGATGATGTCTTCTACGTCAACCAGAAACTGCGCGAGTCGGTGGACGTCTGCGAATTTGAGCTTGCTGTCGCGTTCGATGTCCAGGGCGTCCAGCTACCTCGCCGGCAGGTCATCTGCAATAGCTGTCCGTGGCAGTACCGCGGCGATGGCTGCGGCTATGCAGGCGGACCCGTAGCGGACATCAACGACAACCCGACGAGCGACCCGGCCAAGGACGCATGTGGCAAGCGGCTTTCAAGCTGCCGTCTGCGCTTCGCGGGCTGGATACCGTTCGGCGGCTTTCCCGGTGCAGGACAGTACCGATGAATGACGAACTCATTGCGCTCGTCCCGTACGTGCGTATCCACGCCGAAGCCGAAGCGCCGCGCGAATGCTGCGGGCTCGCGGTGCGCGATCGGTCCGGGCTGCTGGTCTATGTCGCGTGTCGTAACGTCGCGAACGATCACGAGCACTTCATCATCAACGCCACCGACTACGCGCGCGCCGAGGATACAGGCGAGGTGGTCGCGATCGTTCACTCGCATCCGTTCATGGACCCGGCGCCGTCGCTCGCGGACCGCTCCAGCATCGAGGATACGGGACTGCCGTGGCTGATCGTCAATCACCCGCTCGGCACGTACACGATCTCGCGGCCAGAAGGTTTCGCCGCGCCGCTGATCGGGCGTCCGTTCGTGCATGGCGTCCACGACTGCTATGCGCTCGTGCGCGACTACTTCGCAAAGATCGGCGTCGCGCTCAATGACTACACGCGCTCGTGGGGCTGGTGGGAAGGCGCGACGGGTCCCGACCTCTATCGCGACAACTTCGAGAGTGAGGGTTTTCGGGAGGTCCCGCCCGAGACGTTGCGCGAACACGATCTGATCCTGATGCGCATACGCGCGCCGCGCGAAAACCACATGGCCGTCTATCTGGGTCACGGCGTAATCCTGCATCACCTGATCGGGCAGCCCTCGCGTCGCGAGACGTATCAGGAGTTCTATCAGCGGCGCACGACTGCCGTGCTTCGCCATCGCTCATTCCTGTGAGGTGGTCCGATGCTCACCGTACTTTTCTATGGCGACCTTCGCCGGCGCTTCGGGCGTCGCTATGTGCTCGACGTCCATTCGCCGCGTGAAGCGATCCACGCGCTCTGTACGCAGCTTGACGGACTGCGCCGTTATTTCCGCAATCACGCCACGCAGAACTTTCTCGTGCGCGGGTATCAGGACTATGACGAGTCGGACCTTCACTATCCGCAGTCTACGGGCACGCTCAAGGTCGTCCCGGTCGTCGCGGGCGCGGGCGCGTGGGGAAAGATCATCGGCGGCGCAGCGCTGGCCGTTGTGGGTCTCGTGACCAGTCCGTATACGGGCGGGCTCGGGATGGCGCTCGTCAGCATGGGTCTGTCGCTCGCGATGGGCGGCGTGGCGCAGCTGCTCGCCCCGCGACCGTCCGCCAGCGCGACGCCCGAGAAGGCCGATAACCAGCCTTCGCTTGCGTTCGATGGCGCGGTCAACACGACCGGCCAGGGCGGTCCCGTACCGCTTGGCTACGGGCGCATGATCGTCGGCTCGCAGGTTATCAGCGTGGGCTTCTCGACCAATAACGAGATCGTGGTGAACTGATGAACTCCCGCGATCTGGTCATTGGCTCGGGCGGCGGCGGCAAGGGTGGCGGGGGCGGATCGCGCTCGCCCGTCGAAGCGCCCGACTCGCTGCGCTCGGTCCAGTACGCGCGCGTGATCAACCTCATATGCGAGGGCGAGATCGAGGGCATCGTCGGCAATGCGGCCGGGATCTATGTCGATGACACGCCGCTGGCGAACGCGGACGGCACGTGGAACTTCAACGGCGCGGCCATCGAGTGGCGTACAGGTACCGCGACGCAGGCCCCGATTTCGGGCTTCTCCGCGACCGAGAGCGAATCGACGGTCGGTGTCACGGTCACGGCGGCCGCGCCCGTCATGCGCTCGATCAACAATCCGAACCTCACCGCCATCCGCGTGACGCTCGGCTTTCCGCAGATGACCTCGCTCGATACGACCACGGGGGACCTGAGCGGGAGAACGGTCGATCTCGCGATTGACATCCAGTACAACGGCGCCGGCTTCCAGACCTTCTATACGGACACGGTAACGGGCAAGACTACCAGCCGCTACCAGCGTTCGTATCGTCTGTCGCTCGCGCGCTTCGGTACCACGGGCGGAACCTACGATATCCGCGTCCGGCGCATCACGCCCGACTCGACGACCTCGAACATTCAGGATGCGTTCCAGTGGGAGACGATGACCGAGATCGTCGACTCGCAACTGATGTATCCGTACTGCGCGCTCGTCGGTGTGCAGGTCGACGCGAGTACGTTCAAGAGCATCCCGAAGCTGTCCTTCGATACGCAGCTTCGGCGCGTACAGGTTCCCTCGAACTACGAGCCATCGACGCGTACCTATACGGGCGTATGGGACGGGACGTTCAAGATCGCATGGTGCGATAACCCCGCGTGGATCGTGTATGACCTTGCCGTTACGCAGCGTTTCGGGCTCGGCGCGTATCTGTCGCCCGTACTGATCGACAAGTGGACCCTCTATAGCATCGGCCAGTACTGCGATGGAATGGTCAATAACGGCTTCGGCCAGCTTGAACCGCGCTATACGTGCCACTGCTACATACAGGAACGCGCCGACGCGATCAAGCTGCTCCAGCAGTTCGCGAGCATCTTTAACGGTCTGATCTTCTGGAGCGGCGGCGCACTCACGTTCAGCGCGGACATGCCCGCCGATCCTGTTGACGAGTTCAGTCCGTCGAAGATCATTGACGGCGCGTTCAACTATGTTGGCTCGCCGCTCAACCAGCGGCACACGACCGCGCTCGTCACGTGGAACGATCCCGCGCAGAAGTACGCACAGGTCATCGAGTACGTCGAGGACGCCGAAGCCGTCGCGCAGTGGGGTATCCGCGAACTCCAGATACAGGCGTTCGGCTGCACGTCGCGCGGGCAGGCGCACAGGATCGGACGCTGGGCGCTGCTGACCGAGCGCTATCTGTCGGAGTCGGTGACGTTCAAGACCGGCATTAATGGCGCGTTCGTGCGTCCCGGCGATGTGTTCCTCACGACCGATCCGACGCGCGCAGGCGCACGCATGGGCGGACGCGTACTCGATGGCGGGACCGACTGGCTGACGCTCGATGCGTCCGTCAGTCTCACGACCGATACGTCATGGACGATCTCGGTCATGCTGCCCGATGGCATGTTCGCCACGCGTCCGCTACTGGTCACGCAGAGCGGTCCGCAGGCGACGGTCCACCTTGCCGAAGCGCTGCCGATAGCGGCCACGCGCATGTGCGCCTGGGCGATCTCGGGCGGTACGCTGCAGATGGAACAGTGGCGGTGCATGTCCGCAACCGAGGACGAGGACGGCAATATCGAGATCGCCGGAATCGCCTATCGTCCCGACAAGTTCGCGGCCATCGAAGCGGACCTGAAGCTCGAACCGCTTCCGACCTCGATCATCGATCCCTTCAACGTCAGTCCGTGTACTGAACTGAACGTGACCGAGTCGAAGTATCTGATCAGCCCGATGGTGGTCGGTGCACGCGCGACGTTCTCATGGCTCGCGCCTGTTGGCGCGGTACGCTTCGCGGTCTCGTACCAGCATGAACAGGACTCGCCCGTATACGCGGACTGTTTCATGAACAGCATCGACGTACAGCCGACCGAGGAAGGCACGTGGTACTTCACCGTATGGGCGATCAATTCGATAGGCATTCGCAGTGCGCCCGCGTCGATCACGATCCAGCTTCGCGCATTGAACCAGCCGCCCGAAGATGTGAAGGGCTTCCAGCTGACGATCATGAACGACAGCGCGAACCTCGGCTGGGTCGCTGCGACGGATCTCGATGTCGTGGTCGGTGGCCAGATCGCAATCCGCTTCTCGACCCGGATGACCACGGCCGTGCAGTGGGAAGAAGCCAGCGACATCGCGCGCTTCTCGGGCTCGCAGTCAAGCGGCTACACGATGCTCATGAAGGGGACGTACCTCGCAAAGTTCATCAACTCAAGCGGCGCGTTCTCGGAGAATGCCGCGTACGTCATCAGCACGACAGGACCGCTACGTGACTACAACCTCGTGGCGAACCTCCAGCAGGACCCGACCTTCGCCGGCATCAAGACGAACATGGTCGTGCGCAACGGCAATCTGTACCTCGATCAGGACCCGGACACGGGGCTCGTAGTCGCGACACAGGGCAGCTACTACTTCGATACCGTGGTCGACATGGGCAAGGTCTATACGGTGCGCTGCTCGACGTACAACGAGGGCGCCGTCTATGACGTGACCGATGACGTGGACGTGTGGCCTGACTTCGATGCGCGTCCCGATGTCGATGGTACGAAGATCAACGAAGGCGGCTCGCTCATACTCGCGTCGATCACGAACGTAGATCCGAATCTCGCGGCCGCCGAGGACTGGTCCCCGTGGACGCGGCTGGTCGTTGCCGATCTGACGTTCCGCGCGGTGCGCTTCTCGCTCGCGGTCAAGGTCGAGGACAACACGCACGGTATCGGCATTACGAGTCTTGGCGCGATCGTCGATGTCCCCGACCGGATCGAGTCGCGCAATAACACGCAGGTCTCGACGGTCGGTACCACCATCGTCTTTGCCGTGCCGTTCAAGGATGCGCCCGCCATCAGCATCGTCGCTCAGGGACTCGCGAGCGGCGATAAGTGGACGATCACGAACCAGAGCGCAACCAGCTTCAAGATCCAGTTTCAGGACTCAAGCGGCGCGGGTATCGCAAAGACCTGTGACTGGATCGCGCGTGGCTATGGATACGAGCACGTAGATCTCGGCGGGCTCGGCTGGGCGGCGCTCATGCAGGGCGATATTGAAAAGCTGCTGGATGACCGGCGGCGCTTGGGAGTCTCGTAATGGCACAGGTCCCCGACTATCAGGTCCCCGCGCATCCGTCCGGTCTGGACATGCGTACGCAGCTAAACAACATCACGCTCGCGATGATCGGTGATAACTGCGGACCGACCGCGCCGACGCAGACTTATCCGGGCATGTGGTGGGGAGATACGACCGCGAGGCGTCTCAGACATCGTACGAACGCCAACGATGCATGGATCGATGTCGGCCCGCTCGATGATGTGCTCGGCGACTTCCGGGGTATCGTACCGAAAGGCACGATCATCATGTGGTGGGGCGACGGCACGAAGGTCCCCGCGGGCTGGGCGAAGTGCGACGGTACCAACGGCACGCCGAACATGACAGACCGCGTACCCGTCGCGGCGGGCGGTTCGTATGCGGCGGGCGCGGCTGGCGGCGCGGCGACGATCGCGCTGTCGTCAAGCCAGATGCCCGTACATGCTCACGGTCTTAGCGATCCGGGTCACGCGCACGGGATCTCGGACGGCGGCCACAATCACGGCGTATGGGACAACGGCCACCAGCACAGCATCCCGTACCTTGGTTCGGTACAGGCCGGTAGTGACAACGGCGGCGCACAGTGCCCGGTTGGCACGGGCTACACCAGCGGACGCCCGCAGCAGGCGGTCGATGCGAACGGCGGCAATCACGGCAATAACGCGAGCGGGACCGGTATCGGTATCTATGGGAACGGAACAGGCATCGGCATCCAGAACGCGGGCGGCGGCGCAGCGATCGATATCCGTCAGCCGTACATGGCGCTCTGGTTCCTGATGAAGCTCTAGACCTCGGGCGCGGCGGCGGGACCACCCGTCACCTTCGCATCCGCAAGCGCGGCCACGAGCGCGGCGAACTGTTCAAGTTCCGTGCGTACTTCGTCCTGCGAGCTATCGCCCGGCATGTAGAAGCCGATCCACCACTTGCCCGGCCGCCCGTCATACGCCACGCCCGTGTACATGATCCCGCCGGGACACGCCAGCAGGATCGACGCGGGCAGGCTCGCGCCCGACTCGAGGACGACCGGCAGCTTCGCGATGCCTACGTCCGCATACGCCACGCGTTCAAGCGTGACGTTCTGACCGGCGAACGCGTCCGGTACCGCGACCTCGACCTCGCGCCGGCGGCGATAGAGCGCGTGGTCGCGCGTGATCTCGACACACGCGAGCCAGTTACCGGGGATCGTCATGATGATGACGCACGGCAGACCGCTCGCTTCGAACGTCAGGGGATCAGGAAGGATTTCCATCGCGTAGTCCTCACGGAAGATGTGCCGTCAACTATAGACCCATGAAAACCCGTTCGCTCGTAGTGCTGCGCATTCTCGCCATCGTGCTCGCGTTCGTCTTCGTCGCGCTGGTCGACCCGTTCACCGGCTGCACGCTTGTCCTCGTGCGTGGCGACGGCAACAGTTTCGCGGACACGCGTGGAGATACCAAGGGCACGCTGAACGTGAACCGCAAGGCGTCGAGAGGACCGGCGAGCGATGCCGCCGTTCCGCCGATCATCATCCAGCACAAGGCGCGCTAGAGAAAAAAAAGTTCGTCGCGGGATTCCGGGAGCGGAGACGGATATCGACCCACTGGAGCCGTTCGGGGCACCACCGCGCCAACGGCAGCTTTCAATGGGCTACGGCCGTTGAGGCGGTGCCGGGCACACCGGCGGCGCAAAGACCTCCTTGCACGTGGGAGGAAGGCTAAGGGTTTCTTCGGATGCACAGAGGCGTCCTCGTCCATTAGACAGGGGAGTGCATGCATTCCCTCGGCGATATCTTTAGGAAACCCTAAAAGGAAGCAAGATTCTGACTCTCGCCCTCGCAGGTATGGGTCACAGGCATTCGACTGTATAAATGTTAAAGCCGCACCTTCCGCCCAAGCGTGACGACTTGACCTGCCATCTGAAATCGCCTTGGACTTTCCCGGTGCTCGTATGCTTGACGCAGAACCCTGCTGCAATCCTATCAACATAGTCTTGATCGCCAGGTGTCCAACATTCGTAGGTTGGCCCTTTCCAATTGGCGGGCTCGCCTCCACTATCGCCGACATAAATATCCACCGACTGCGCCGCGTTAGCGAAGCTAGCGACGACGAGGAGGAGAAATGCGAGGAAAGCTTGTTTTCTCATTTGGACACCTAGGAGTTATCGAATGGCCCCTAAAGCCTAGTTGTGAGTCAGGTGAAAGCTCATCCATATTTTTTTAAGTGCGAATAACACCCATAAAAGCATAAAAGCATGGGTGATCCCGGAGCAGTCAACGCGCACAGTGTCTGTGGTCTAAATTGATAGAATGTTAGAAAGTATAGTAAGGCGAGCTGGTCGGTGACGAAGGTCTAGAAGCGACTATCAGCGGATATCGGCCCTCTCCGGTTGGCCTTCTTGAATTCCTTTCGTTCCACTTACGCAGGTATAACCGGGATTAACCGGTGCGCTACAGACGTTCGGTAAATTCTCGCGGCGCCAGCACATGAACTGCCCTTCACCGCCGCTAAATGAACGGCCCGTCTGCGCCTTGCCGGTGTAGATAACTGGAAGGTTACCGGGCTGACCATTTCCATATTCGCCCAAACGCACCTCAAGGTTACAGAGATCAGTTGTGACTTCAGCATAGGGGTAGCTCGCAAGCGCGTTTGTGGACGCAAAAACAGTAACGATTACGCACAGTGTTGAATGACGCATATTCACCTCTTATTCATGGGTTCTCAAGCAACATCTCGACCTGAATATTAGCCTTGACGGGTCTATCATTACGTACCGTAATGCATTCATCAATCTCGCAATGGAACGTCTCAAGGCAACGCGGATTTGCGCTACCCAAAAATGTTAGTCTTACAGCCCATTAAGATGCTCACCATTTGCTTTCGAAGGCTAGTCTGCCGTACAGAAATTGCAAGGAATGCGAAGCCAGTGTTTGTGCTACCTAGGTTTAGTCACTGAACGTGTGAGATCGCACAGACACGCATGTCAGATGCGTCCTCGGGCGGGTCGGCTCGAGGACCTTGATCGTCATCGTCTTGACGATCTACAGCCCCGTCACATGGTTGCCGAACATATCGAGTTGAATGACCGTTTGTGCCTGCAAGAGACTTTCTTAATGTCGGAGCAACGGTGTAGGCGAGTGGCGGTTTTTGGCCGAAACCAGTCGATGCCGTCCTCCACGGAAATCCGCGAAGAGCCAAAAAAAGCCCGCCGAGCGGCGGGCGATTCTGCCAACGTCCCCGACCGAGGGTGACCGGGCGACGGGCTGATTCTAGCGTCTCAGCGCCTCCCGTCAAGTACCGGTATGGCCTAGTCGCGGCCGGGGCGCGCGGGCGTCACGGTGGCGCGATCTGCGCGCCCGCTGCACCTGTTTTCTGACGTGGTTAGCTGCGTCAGAAACAGGAACAAAAAGAGTCCGCCGACGCGGCCCTTCGCTCCTCCCTTATGCCGGATGTGACGGAAGATTACTGAGCCGGATCAAGTCCGTAATGCACGGCATAGGTCGACGTTTGCCCATGGAACAAGGGCGTGCCGACCTTGAAGGGCACGGTTTTATCGTACTGAACCGGAGTATGTGTGGCAAGCACGATCATCTGCTTGGCAGTGAGGTGCATCGTATCCTGGCCCAAATCATCATCCGTCAGCCCAAGCAGATCGTTTAACGCATCGCCTATCTTCGGTGCTACTGCTGCTATCAGTGGGGCGCACACGAGCGCGAGCGGAGGGCCGATACCGGGGATCAGCGCTATTGCAGTGTCGAGTCCGGCGCCAGCCGCCTCAACGCTCTTCTCCATCGCTTCCTTGTACTTGTCAGGGTCATCTTCGTCGTGCTCCATGAGCAACGTAGAAATGGTGATGCCCAGTGGCGGTCCACGGTAAATTTCGACCCAGTCCGGACGCCCCTGGCCGGCTTGGACCTTACTGTAAATCTGCGACCGCACTGTGCTTTCACCCTGCGGACTGACGACGCCGATCACGACATACGGTTCATCGCTTGCCGAAAGTTCGTTAGTCACGCCGGCGCAGGCCAGCCCCGTATAGTGGACTACGACGTTATTGATCTCGATAGGGCCGACGTCCGGCCAGAAATAAATCGTACCGTTCGCAAAAGTAGTTGCTCGACCGTTTTCGGACATCGGCTGTTCGTCAGAAGTCGGGAAACCGAGCCATGATTGCGGTCCGCCGATCCCGTCATATCGGTCGCCGATCGCCCCGTACACGTATCGTGTCCTGTACTTTGTGTCGACGTAAATCGCACCGCTTTTATATCTTTGCCGCCATCCACCAGGAACTGCCTCAATACCGCCTACCAAGGCGCCGGGTGCACCGTTCAATTCGTTCCATTTGTGCATGGCGGCTGAGTCTGGAGTGATCTTGAGTTTTTCCTCGACATCCTTCGGAAGCGGATGTCGGATCACGACGGGACCTGCCTGCTTGATATCTTTAAGCGCTTCGGCGGTAGGCATTTTAACGCTCCTTTTAAGGGACACGCGAAAGCACGGCGCACCCTTGGCCGATGGGCGGCCGGCTACATCTCTAAGTAAACGAAGCAGGAAGAACCGGAATGCGACGCCTCGAATTTCCGATCGGTGCGGTTTGTCGCTCTGTTATAGGCGAAAAGGAAGCTGCCTTCCAGAAGTGAAAGCATATTTTCGTGGTGTGCAACTCACCGCTACACAGTGAACATTTTTTGAAGGCTCTTTGGTGCGCGCCTGCACGGGCGACCTGCCTCCCCGAGGCAAGGTTCGTGAAATGAAGCAAGGAAACAATTGACGTCAGCTAATTCACGTGCGGCAGCCGGCGAGGCCGGACGCTGGCTACCCCTGTGCCTGAGCCGTCCTCCCGCCCGATCCACTCATCCGGCAGATGATGTTCCGCATGAGGAATTGCCCGCTTAGGCCGCCGTTCAATTAAGCCTTGGACCGCATGTTTGTTTGTGCGCGGACTCTTTTGTCTGCGCGGTCAGCGACCAGCACAGCGCAACGACCCAGCCGATCAGGGTCCAGCCGAGAAAGATGTTCAGTACAGAGACCGGCGCGCGGTTCGGATGCTGGCGCGATGCCGCGACGATGGACGGCACGAAATAAAGGATCATCAGTAGCGTCAGGGTGGTCATGGTTTGGTCCCTCGTTCAGTTCAGTTCAGTTCAGTTCAGTTCAGGTCAGGTTCAGGTTCAGGTTCAGTCAATCGCGCGCAGGATCGCGCCCGCTTCTTCGTGCTGCAATGCGTAGTCATGCAGCTCGTGGAAGTGATTCGAAAATTTCTTGCGTAGCGCTTCGTTCTCGATCCAGCACAGCGTCCCGAGCACGAACAGCGTGACGATCACGCCGAACGCATCCGCGCTGACCTCGCCTTCATAGTCGTTACTGTGTACCTCGACCTTCAGACGTTCAGCCGACTCCGGAGCCATGTAGAAGCCGCCGTTTGACAGCGTGTAGAACGTCCACATTCCGCCGTTATAGTCTTCGGACAGGTCAGCAGCCCGACCGTAGACCATCGCCTCTGCGCGCATCATCAGGCGCGCGCCAAAGAACTTCGGCAGGAAAGCAAGCCGCTCGCTTGCAGGTACTTCGTTATGCGTAATTTTCATTTGGATTCCTACGTTGGCAGATCAAAAAAATTACTGCGCGTTCTGGCTGGTAGCGCGCTCTGCGGCGAGCGCTTCGATCGCTGCGCGGTCCCACATCACACGGCCACCGACCTTCATCGGCTCGACCGGGAAGTTGTACGCGGCGCGTGTCGACGGCGAAGCGTAGTTGCTCATGCTTTTCTTCGATACACCGAGGATCTGTGCGGCCTGCGTGCTATCGATAAGCGTCGCGTTCGGATCGGTCACGATAGGCTTCGTTTCGACCGGTGGCTTCGTTTTCTTTACTACCGGCTTCGCTTCGACCGGCTGCGCGTTCTGGTGCACACCGTCGATCAGCGTCGAGACGTCCGTGCGCTGTTCAGTCGCCAAACGCGCGACCCGCTCGATGAACTGCGTTTGCAGATCTTGAATGGCCTTCCACGCGTCAGCGAGTGACGTCGATTCGTCAGCGATCAGGGCGAGAAGTTGGGCTTGCGTTTTCATATGGATTCCTATATTCAGTTCAGGGAGTTTCGTTCCGTTCTGGTCAGCAGTACCAGAGACTTCATTCTGGCGAGGTTCTTCCCATAGGCCTACTTGATTTCCCCGAGTGGAATCTGGAACCGATAAGACGAACATATCGGCCGTTTTCACGCGAAAAAAAGCCCGCTCGATGGCGGGCTAGTTCGTTAGCAGAGTCTTGTATTCGCGATAGCGTCATGTGTAGTCATTCGCCAAACTCCCGGCGAACAGGCTTTTCGCCGTGACATCGCCACCTTGGAGCATGTCGATCGCCGCTCGCACGTCGTCACGCGTCAAATCGAGCACTCTTAATTTGCCGTTCACCTCGGCCACGGCTTCGATACGACGGTAGGCCATCGCATGGGTTTGCGCATACTGCGCAAGTCCACGCAACTTTGGGATCGCATCGCTGAACTGCGTTCCGTGCGGATCGATCAGATCCGCGACCACTGTTCCGTCGTCGAGCGTAGCGAAGAAGATGAAGTCCGGGCGTACCATTCGGTATTGCCCGTCCGACAGGTAGGCCACACCCAACGACGATTGACCCGGCTGCTGCGGGTTGCGATACCAGAAGCTGAATCCCTTGCGGCCGGATTCGGTCTCCAGCACCTTTGTCTCCCAAGTGTTCAGTTCGGCCGGATACCCGCCGTCCTTAACGCAGAGCAAATGGTTCTTCCAGATCGGCAGGTCCAACACCGTGTCGCCGTCACGGGCCTTCGTCGGCTCAAACCGCGCTTCCGGCTTGATCAACTCTACGTCCTGCGGATCCGTGCTCATCTCGACGATCTGACGGTACGATTCCTTCCGGTCGTCGTTCAACGCCTTGATCTGTGCTCCGTATTGCGTCATCCACGCCTTCACGAGACTGTCAGCCTCGCCGTCAAAGTAAGCTTGGACTTCGGTCACGAGGCCCAGGCCGGCCACGGTAACGCGCGCTTCAACGATGGCTTCCAGGAACTCTTCGGCATCGCGTTCCGGATTGGCCACTTTGTAGGCCAGGTGATCAACGTAGGTACGTGCGATGTCCGGCGTGAAGACGTGCGTGGCACGTCGATAGACATCGGCGATGGCCGCCGCATCGGCGTCTTCTTCCCACAACTGGTTGAAGCTCTTGGCCTTGACTTGCAGATCGGCGCGGAGGGTCCGCCCGTCCACCGTCAACACGGTCTCGCGCCTGGCCGCGATTATCTCCCGGTTATCCCGTTGGAACCGGTCGAGTGCTTCGTGCAATGCGGCATGGGCCAACTTGCCCGCGTTCGGCAGAATTCCGTCCGATGCCAGCTCGTGTGCCAACGCAGTCAAGCGCTTGGCTGGCTTCGCGCCACGTTGCGGACGGGTCTGTGACGGCAGGGCCTCGAACGCTTGCCACACCGTTACCGGCGCGTCGGGATTAGGCTTGACCTCAACGTAATCGATCAGGATGCGACCCGGCGTCGCTGCCTGCGTATCGTCGCCGCTTATCAACGCATCGACTACACTGATTGCCGTCTTTCGGTCGAACTTCGGCAGCAAACAGTCGACCGTGTTCAATCGTTCGTTGCCGGGGATACGACGTGCAAGGGGCGAACGCACCATGCGACCGAGCAACTGCGTAATGTGTGTGCGGTCGCTGGCCGCGCGGAACGACACCATCACCTCGGCCCGCGGGCAATCCCAGCCTGTGCTGATCGCGTCCTTGGCGACCAGCACTCGCACCCAGTCTGATTCCTGAACGCGCTGCGGCTCGATGTGGGGTACATCACGGTTGCCGAAGCGGAGCGTAGTGTGCTCCCCGAACACGTGCGCCACGCTACCGGGCGGCAGGTCCGGATACCGCTCGTAAATGGTGTCCAGCGCGCGTCCGATCTCGTTCGGATCCGGCGTGTTCGGCACCTGCAATACCATCAGCGGGAGGACGGTGTGTGATTCGTCCTGCTGCTTGGCGTACTCGCCCCACGCTTGCGTGGAATCCTTCAGCTTGTCGGTCGCACGACGGACCAATACCGTATCAAACTCGCCAGCTTCTTCCGGAATGTCGAGCAATATCGTGTCTTTGATCAGGCCGGATTCCTGTACCTTCGTCGTGTCCACGGTCACGTTATCCAACTTCACGCGTTTCGCGGCGCCTTCCATCGCCAGGTTGAATCGATCAACCGTAGCGGAAATGCCAAGGACGACCGGAATGCCGGGCACTCCACCTGCGCCGTTGATCAAACGAAGGACGATGGTGCTCTTGGCATTCTGGCTGGCCGTAGTGGAATTGCCCATGCCACGGTGCGCTTCGTCGAGCACCAGGTACAGGGTCAGGTCCGGGTCCTCAATGGTGTTCTGGATGGTGTCCCAGATCGTATAGGCCCGCAGGTCCGGACGCGTCTCGGGCAACAGGCTACCTGCCTTGGCCTCAAGTTCTTCCTGATCGAAGCCTCGCACCAACAAACTGTTTTTGCCCAGCTTCTGAGTGTTGAGGAAGTAAATCTTCCCCGCGTCGAACTTGGGCCGATTGAAGGTGTTCTCAACTACAACCATATCGGTATGATTGATACGGTCGCTGGCTTCCATCAGTCGGAAGCGGGTCTGCTCGTTCAGGGATGGGTCATCGCTGAACCAGATGACGACTGCACCCCTGTCAGCCTCGAAGCCAAATTCGTCGTCCCCGTGGAACAGCGCCTCGAACGCCGCAGCGGCCATGACGGTCTTACCTGCACCCGTGACGGCCGTGAGGGAGAAGGCGGTCTTGTCCCTCTCACCGCGCCAATACCTGCGCGCCTTGCCGAGATTGGCCAAGGCGTCGCGCACGGCATCGCGCTGGTAGTCCTTGAGGGTGAACTTCATCCGTCAGTCTCCGTGGGTAAAGCTGAAGTTGGTCAAATAGGATTCGTACAGGCGCACGGGTTCCACACCGTCCGGCAGACGGCGTGCGATCGCCTGATAGCGCCGGTCGTCGTCGGTGACGATGTAGGCTACGTTGATGCCGCTGGCCGCCTTGACCGCCTTGATGAAGGAGGTCGCTACGTCCACGTCCGTCAACAGACCGTAGGCATCGGCAAGAGCCCAACCATCGGATGGCAGCTTGTCGATGCGTTTTCCACGAGCACCGGCTCGCAACCAGAGCAGTGGAGCAATGCGACCGAAGGTCAGGTTGTGGCTGACCGCGACCGGGGTCTCGTAGGTCAACGTGAAGAACTCAGCGTTCTCCTCGAAGCCTTCGGCCATCGGGAATTCGTCGGTGAACTTGTAGTCGCCCCTGATCGGTTGCCCGTCCGGCGTCCTGCCCGTAATCGCAGCTTTAACACGCGGCTTCGTGATGAAGTCGCAGATGCCTTGCTGCTCCCATTCCGGATCGCCGGGGCGCAAACCGTGCTTGCGCAACGATGCGTGCTCGTCCGCCGCGACTTCGTTGTTCGTTACAGAGATGCACTGGCGGTGCCCGCCGTCTTGGCGGTTCAGGCGCATCACAGCGTGGGCCGTCGTGCCCGACCCTGCAAAGAAGTCGAGGACGGTTGCTTCCGGCTTGTTGGCCACGAAGAAGCGCAGCGCGTCTTCGACCGCGTAGAGCGATTTGGGGAACGGAAATACGCGTCCGGGTATGAGCGCGTTATTTATGCTTGTGCCATACAC